AGACTGTGGCCTTTAGTGCATCTTCAATATCTTGTTCTGTTGCTACAACAAATTTCAAATATGCTGTTCCGTAATTTTCATAGTCGCAAACAACTTTAGGTTTAATAGCATCTTTCCAAGGCTCGCCACTTGCTGGAAGTTTAGAACTTACACTAAATGTAATTTCTCTATTCAATCGATGATTAGTGATCTTCCATTTGGTCAAATACTCTTTGAACGCACTAGTCAATCGCATTGTGCCGTTAGTTTCAAACGTAATTTCTTTTAACCCCGCCATACACGGTTGCTCTAACAAGTCTGGATAAGCCTTTTGCCAACCTAGCAACGGTTCGCCGCCCGTGATAACAAGATGCTCATCTCTCCATTTGCCAAACGGCAGTGTTTCTACAATTGCTTTGGCTAGTCCTTCAACCTCAATCATTGGACTTAGATCTTTAAAAGCAGGATGCCAACTAGCGTAACTATCACAACCAGTTGACACTAATGGCAATGCTTTATATTCTGTAAAAGCCTCAATCATTGTATGTGTTGCCGCAATGTCTGTTGCTTCGTGACTTAGCTCACCTCTGGGCATACCAAATCCTTGACAGGTAAAGTTACAGCCATATGTACGTAGAAAAACGGAAGGCACACCCATATAGCGTCCTTCACCTTGAATTGAATAGAATAATTCAGATACTTTAATTTTGCTCATTTATTAGTTCCTAGGAGATACTTAAATATATTATACACTTTTATTTAGGTTTGTCAACAACATAAGGTACCAAATGAGTAATTTAAAAACAAACATTAATTGGATGTTACATGACCATTGTACATCAGAATGCACATATTGTCCAATTCGATTTCGCGGAGGGGAATTACCTAGGGGAATATTGGAATACATGGAAGTTACTAAAAAAATAATTGATCATTATGATGCACTGGGCAGGAAAATTGATTGGACATTTGGCGGCGGCGAGCCTCTAGATATGTTTGATTTTCCAATGATGTTAAAGTTATGTAAAGAACAAGGCGGCACAATCGATCTAACCACTAATGGTGGAAGACTTTGGTTAGATTGGTGGGCAATTGAACCCCACATTGATACATTACACTTATCATATCACTATTGGCAAAATCCCAACCTTATACGATTTATTATACAGGCATTTCAAAAAGCAGGAAAACATATTGATATCATGGTTCCTATGCGTCCAAATTATTTTGATGATGATCTAGCAAGAGCACTTGCGGTTGAATCTGAATTTAATATTGTTGTTTCTAAATGTGTGTTATATAAAGAAGCTGAACAAGCTATTGGAATGTATCCTTACACAGAAGAACAGTTAAGAATTATGCGGGGAGAGGAATTAGTACAAGAATATAACCATGAGCAAGAAACTACGTTTGGTGAACGACACGAAGAACGTGTAAATGCAAATCCTTCATATACTGGTATGTTATGTAACCTAGGCATTGAAAAATTAACTATTTCGCATACTGGTTGGGTTCGGGGTAGTAATTGCAATAGTCCGCTCTTTGGAAATATTTGGAATGGAACTTTGGGTCTTCCTACAGGCCCCGAACGATGTGTTATGATGGCCTGTGTAGATGGATCAGACCAACAGATTACTAAATTCAGTCAGTAAAAATATTTGACCATTGTTTGAGTTTTTCTCGCTTGGCCTCTGCGGCTTTGTCAATGTTAGTCCAGCTTACAATGTCTAGTTCCTGCAGGATATCAATCATTGCACACAGGTCGCCTAGTTCTTCTTCCAAGTGGTCTCTGTTAGTTTTAGATTTGCCTGGTTTAAGATTGTCCATACCAAAGCGACTAATTTTACTAACTGCTTGGATTACCTCTGCACATTCTTCCTGCAGAATATCCATTACTTCTTTTTCTTTGCTATTCATTGTTTTGCTTTTTCTGTTAGGTACGTATCGTTGTGGATCCATTTATTGTCAACAAGGAAACCCCATTCTCTACGTTGTGGTCCAGGCATGAACATTGTCCAGCAGTCTGTTCCTGCTTTAAGCTCAACACGGTGATAGCTATTAGCAGGGCAAATACGGAAGTGACCAGGCCCACGCCAATGCCGTGTTTCACTGATCTTGGCACCTTGTAAATTAAAGTTAGGAGTCCATTCATAATAACCACCTTTTAAAATTAGAGTAGCGTACGGCCACGGATGATCATGCACATCATCAGGGTCTGACTTAAGGAACTTGTGAATGAACACATTAAAGGGGAAATGTTTTCTATCTTTAAGGAACACATAATAACGTTCAAGGTAAGGTTCATTATCTTGTCTATCCATTACAATGCGCTTGCGACCAACACGATCTAATAAGTTTAGAAATCGGTTCACTTTAAATTTTCCAACAGCTTATTTGCACTAAAAAATTGTTTAGTTAAATCGTATGTTTGTTTACGTAACTGCGGCAACCTCTTTTCATAGTGCGTCATAGTAACTATAATATGATGACATAGTTCTTGTCTATGTGCTAGGTAACTATTCCAGTCTTGTGTCCATTCATTAGGATATTTAAATCCTGCATAATACATTTCACTGTATGACAAGCGATCTGGAACCATAGGAATGGCCTCAACTAATGCGCCTTCGTAACAGCTAATACCCAATGTTTCCTGCAGATTTGCACTGAATACAATTTTAGCACGACCTAACAACTTGTGATATTCGTGTTTATCTAATTGTGTATCTTGACAAACAATAAATTCATATTGTGGTAAATGTATAGCCAAATCACGGAAGATCTCAACTTGTTTTTCTGGAGCAATGCGATGAGGAAACAAAATAAGATCACGCTTGGGATTGGTACAATAGTTTTCTAATGTATCAACCATATACTCCATGGGCCAGCCAGTGCGTACAATCTTTTTATACTCGCCTGATAAGATTTCGTCAAGTTCTTCTTCGTACCAAGGATTTTCTGTTTGGAATCCATCATTGAGTAATTCTCTATGGAATAATTCAATATGAAAGTCTGTGGCAAAGTAGTTGTGATCAAACGCATGGAAGAAACTCTTCTCTGCATTACGTACCCAAGGTTTATTGCCAACAAGACGTCCTAAAAAATCCTGTGGATCATATGATCCAGCATGCCATAAACCATGTGTAACTACCGGAATGCCCAGCAGTTCACTCATGTATTTGAGATTGATGATACCAGGATGCCAAGCATCAGTAAATACGAAGTGATCATTGGCGCGAATGCTTCCGTCGCAAAATAGCCGACCCATCTGCTCAACTTGACTAGCCTTGTAGATATTAGTACCGCCAAAGTTGAGAAATGCCCCAGGAGTGGTAGCACTAGGAATGTCCGTAGGACCTGATATAATGTTGACATTGTGTCCTGCCTTTCGTAAGAGTTCGGGCACATGAGTCTTCCATTGACCCGTGTACCTTGTTTCTACCGCTTCTAGATCAACGAGAAAAATTGTCATTGTTATGACTCTTTGGACGATAATCCTTACGGAAGTTTTTACGATCGCCTTGATACGGCGGACGAGAAAAATACCTGTATTCCTGTGACTTATACAAGTCAGCAGGATTGTAAGGAAGAAGGTTAAATCTGCAATGATCTAACCAAGCCTCGAGATCATCAAAGATCTTTTCTACTTCAGGCTTCAAGCGAAGAGTTTTTTGAATATGTGATGGCAATGCCATAATGTTTTGATCCTAATTAAAGGGTTGATGGAAATTTAATGAAGCAGCCATTCTCGCCGTCTTCGCTTACGTCGACCCAAATCTCACGACCTGGGTATCTTGTCGAAATGGTGTCATGAAGATCATGACTGATCATTTCGCAGGATTTAAAGTCAAGTTCGAGTGTGCCGTCATTATAACACTTCTCAAGCCAACGTTTGAACTGAATAAATTCAATGTCACGATCGTCATGGAACACTTGAATATAAATTTTAAAATGGAAAATATGACGATGTGAATTTGCTAGGAAACTAACATCGTATTCTCCTGCTGTACACAAATTAGGATCTGTAGCGGCAGCAGGGTAGCGGTGAATACCTTCTTTACGGAAGGTTACCCAAATCATATTAAGATCGTTCATTCTTCTGATTTCTTAGCTGTTTTAGTTTTAGTTTTAGGTTGCTCTGGCAAGTTGTCTTTTAACATGTTCATCATTTCCCACAACTTCCAATCAATGCTTTCTAGCAATTTGAAAAGTTTTTCTTCGGATGATTGTTGTGCTGCCTGTTTTGTAATTTTAGAATTAATCATAGTATTTTATCCTCTTTGTATTTGTCCCATGGGGTAAAGTTGTTACGGTCCATTAATTTATGCAGGCTATGTGACCATACGCCTGGATTTGTGGCTTTAAAATCTTTGTCATCAATTTTAAGCATAGTGTTATAATTCCATAATTTAATGTAAGGAATAGGTACACGGATTTGTGGAATAAAATTATCACACTCGTTTAGGCCACCGTCATTAAATTCTTCAACTGCGCTTAATGGAATATCTAATGAGCATAGATAATCTTTGTCTAAAAAGAATTGGATCATGTCTTGCCAAGCATCCCATTCTTCTGGGGTCCGCGGATTGAAGCTGTGATTTGCTCCAAAGAAAATATGCTCACATCCTTGTAAATGTGATGCAATTTCTTCTACTGAATGTAGACCTGTAACAAACAATGTTAATTTTCCAAATGCAGGAGTGTGCTCAATTTCTTTACCAATAAAGAATTGAACATCGCTCGCTTCGCCGGTTGTGTAATTACGTTTCATGATACTAGTATAACAGATTTAATGGATCAATGCAATAGATTATATTACCAAATTACGCATGTGCCATTACATTTTCAGGGCTTGAAACCCCATATGGATCAGGATCACTTGTACTTGATTCTGGTTCTACAAACATGTGGTCTACTTTGCCGTCGCTTATAATTGCGGCATATCGGCGACTGCGTGGTCCGAACCCAATATCACTCATGTCAACTGTCATGCCCATCAGTCTGGTAAATTTCCCGGCACCGTCCGGAATAACTTTTACATTTTTAATGCCAAGACTGCGAGCCCACTCATTCATAACAAATGCATCGTTAACACTTACACAATAGATTTCATCAATGCCTTTGGCTTTAAAATCACTGTATTGTTGTTCAAAGCCTGGCAACTGATATGTACTACAAGTAGGTGTAAATGCACCCGGAAGACTAAAAATAATTACTCGTTTATTGCCGAACAACTCATTGGCTGTCTTAAAAACAAATTCTCCACCAATGGGGCATCCGCCGCCTTCAGGCGCTTCATCACCTTCGCGAAATGCAAATGTTACATTAGGTATAAATTGTGTCATATTATTTTTTCCTTTATTTTACGTTTTGGTTTATTTTCTACACTTGCTAATGCTTCTCTAACATCACGCATCAATGCCTCGTCATCCCATTCTAATTTCTCAGGGTAATCATTATTATATGTAATTGTCAAATGACTACCCTTAACTACTTTAGTTTCTGGAAATACTAGTTTAGCACCGCCAATTGTGCCAGGCATGTCTAGCACAATACTATCTGTTTTCTTTTTGCGTGTTGCCATATTATTCTCCTAGGCCTTCTTCAAGGGCTCTTAGTTCATCATCATCTGGGTTTTCTAAATCAACTTCATCTGAACTTGTTACTTCATCAAACGAGAATAAGTTTCTAAATTCGTTCTGCTTTGGACCACCTTGTAAACGAGCACCTTCTAGACTACGTAAGAATGGGCCTGCTTGATCTATCATAGCAAATGCTTCATCTTTAGTTTTAGTATTAAACAAGTCTTCAATAAAACTACTAAAGTATAGGATGTTACGTGGAACCCAATCACTGTACTCATCGCTCATATCTTGCGACTTGACTTTCTTCCAATGCTTCCACGATAGCTTAGATTTAGTCTTAGCAATTTCAATGTCCATTAATTGTTGAGCACGTTGTACAGCAACAATATGGCAGTACACATTATGACCCATCATTAAAGCATAGGCAAAACTATCCCAACTAGTCTTACCTTCCTTGCCAATTTTGTTTAACATGCCTGGAGCATAGTGACATATATCTGCAAGTGTTAGTCTGCGGCCAATTTCGCTTTCGAAGGGAAACGGAATGTCCGATCCTGCGAGTGCTTTATTATCTGGTGCCTTGTCCATAATAACACTCCACCTTTTGGGAGTGTGGACTGCGTTGGTGTAGACAAGTCCGTGCGCTGTTGCAATGAACGGTGAGGCGCAGTCAAAAGATATGGTAAGCTCTTCATTGATATGTTTCCTGATTTGTCGTTGAATTAATGTTAGATAGCATGACCAATCTAACTGTGCTGTACCCAAAAAGTGGATCCAGTTTTTGCCCTTCAGCAAACCATCTTCACGCAAGGTCATTAGACGCTTTAACGTGATATCCATTTTACACATGTTAGCACCACCAAAGGCCCAACCTTCTGCTTCACGACCTGCATACTTACCTGCTGGGTCGCTAAATTCTTTTACACCTTGATACCACTGTTCAGCAGTATCCCAATCACCGCCTTGTAGCACGTTAAGCCATTTAGTTTGACCTAATCTATTCATCAAGAAGTAATCATTATTGTACTGTGTTTTTTCTAGACAGTCTTCAAATGTTTTTAATCCAGTCTTTGGACTGTGAATATGGTCACAAGCCCAGGTTGGAACGTCTAGCATCATTGACCAGTCTGCGGTTACTTCTAACCACTCAAGAATCTTTTGACGAGTCTTAGTAGCTTCTTTGCCTTCAAAGTCTAACCAATCAAACTTAAGAACACCCTTACCGATCTGGTATCCACCGGAGTCACCTAAGATCATTGTGTTGCCACGATCTCGTTGTTGAATCATTGATTCCTGTACAAGACTCTTTTGTAGATCTAATTGTGCATGACCTGCTGAATACAAACCATACTTGTAAGTAAAGTATCCTTCTTCAGGATTAAGGAAGTTCATGCCTTCGATGCCTCGATCGAATCCTTTAGGGATACGTTCATCTGAGATAAACTTCTCTAATCGTTGTTTAGCAATATAGGTGCTGTAAAACGAGCTGATGGCCGGAAGATATACAGCATAATCCTTCTGTAATGGTGTTAGGTTAACTTGTTGATGTGTCATGTTCTTTACTTAATATTATTGTAGCATCTAATTGTAGCTTTGCCTTTTTTAAATTATCCAAAGCAATTTGTACAGCAGGATGTTCTTTAGCCAATGATTCCATTTGCATTTCTTCATCGCGTTTTTTATGGGCCCAATCGAGTAATACCTCTGCTTCACCTGTCATTGATATGCTGGCATAACTTGTAAATTCTTTCCATGTTGATCCATCATATACTTCCATAGTATTCATATTAGTATTATAACGAACCATTCCCGTAGATTGCCCACCAGCAGGAATATACGGATTCATTGGACTACCTCCAGTTACCTGGAGATATTTTCCCGTATGGGCTAGCCCTTTGATCATGTCTGTGCAGGAATAATATATTTGTATACAGCTAGACCGCTATCTAATGTAATTTGCAATGCACCTTCATTAGACAAACTCATAGTTGTATTGTTAACGTCGGCAATTTTTAAAATACTTAGAATAGGAGCAACTGGCCATGTCCACGCCTTGTTTAATGTTCCTGTAACGCCTATAGCAAAGATAAACTCACCACCATGTGAACTCATGTCACCAAACGTGAACTTCAATTTGTCTCCGTCTGTCTTGGCTAAGAACGTAGCATGTTCGCTGTTTGCGGCTGCTTGGAAACTAAAACGCTGTACGCTACTTTGTGTAGGATTAACCTCAACATCCCACTTAACACCGCGGAAAGTAGTTGACTTGAGTTTTTCGTTGATGATTTCAGTGTTCATAAAACGATAGTCGTTTTTAAAGTCACCTGCTTTGTTTTCAAAATGTAAACCAATTGGAATAGTTTCGCCATTTCTGTCAGCAGTCATTAATTCAATTGTTGCATCTTCTTTGTATTCTGGACACTCGAGGTTATACTTCAATTTGTTTAGTTGCGGCATGCCGAATACACCAATCATCTCTGGTTGTGGATTTGCTGTTTCGCCAAACATAACTACAGTCCTGTCATCTGCCATAGAGTCAATTTTTGTAGTTTCGTCGGTACCTGTGATCTTAACGATGTTTAGGAAACCTAGGTTGTGAGTATGACTCACGATGTCTTGTAGAATGTCTTTCATGTAATAGTCCTTTTGTATAGTTTATTTAGATTTAGGGAAAAAGTCAAGTAATATTTTAGTCAAAGCTGAATAATTTTCCAAATGTATTATCTTGTGTTGTAGAGTCTAGATCCCACTCTAGAACTCCAATGAGGTTATCAAGTTTGTTATTGATAATAGTTGCTTCCATTTCACTGTGATCAAATGGAAGTTCTTGGAACCATTTAGGTAAACGTAGTTCATCGACTGGATAAGCAACGCTGGTATAGCCCAATGGATTGTCTTTGACCTTACAAACAATGACCTTCATACCGTCAACAATCTGTTGGCTGTATTTGTCACCGTTCATCCGGCGCAATGTATTCCAGTTAATACTTGCTCGAACATGTCCGGGCATATTAGCCTTACCCTTCTTTTCTTCCTGCGCCTGGTAGTCGGCAATATTGTTAGCACGTTTTGGACTGCCTTTCTCCCAACCTGGTCTAGCTTTAAACTCAGTTCGGAATTCACTAATGCGTTCTAGTATCTCTTTCTCTTGTGCATTGTTAAGTACTTTGGTTAAAATTTCTTCTAAAAACTTTTGCATAAATTCCGGAGTATCACTACGCTTCAAATCCAAGCCCATGGCCTTGATCTTTCCCGGCTTCCCATCTACGTCTGTGCGCTTATTTTCTTTGTCGTAGTACAGGATAGCATAGCGTTTTTTTGTCATATAGATGCCTTTGATAGCAACAAATTCACGACCAGCCTTGATCACTTCGCCTCTTGATTTTGGACAATGGAATGCATCTAACATAAACTGCGGAAACGTAGCATTAACATTATCAGCAATAGTATTATACAATTGAATAACAATTTCTTTATCCCAAGGAATTAATTTCTTTTGAATATCAATCTTTAATGCGTTATATGCTGAAAAATAGCATGAGTCAGTATCGCCATAGATAATGCTTTTACCTACGTGATCAAACTCACCTGTGATCATTTCATTAACTTTGCCTGCCATGTGACGTGCAATGGCACGGCCTGTTAACGTAGTTGACTGTCCGATTCGTTTGTCAAAGAATCTACAACCTGGATTCAAAATAGCACCGTACAAACTGTTTAGGTTAATCTTCTTAACTAGTTGTCGCTTGTCCCAGTATTCTTCTTCAATTTTATTTCCAGCATCAATTGCTGCCTTAAGTTTTTTCTGCATATCTTTACGTTCGGCATACCAACGCTTGAGCAAGCCGGGAATAATACCTTCATTCTCGTAGGTAAAGATTGTACCATTAGCACTCAACATCCAGGACTGATTGCTTTCAAAAATTAATCTGTAAACTTCGGCTGCACTTAATACGTCCTGTTCACCATTTTGCCAATCAACAGTAATTTCATATGCTTTGTCTTGTCGCATAACTGCTTCGTATTCTAAACTACCAAACATACCTTCCCAGGCAGATGCAAATGATTTCTTATGCACCAGTATCTGTTCTTGAATAAATTGATCAGTTCTATCTTGACGCAGTTGTCCGACAATAGTTTCTGGACCCATATTCAATGCACGAATTGCACTTGGGTACAATGAGTTGATGTCCATTGACCCAATCCAGTCATGAAGTCCTTTTTTAGGGTATGCCACATACGCACCTGCGGCTTGATTGTTAGCATCTTCATCGCGTATTGGACGACTTGGCACAATTAATCCACGGTGGTGTGCCTCATTTACAATGGCCTGTTCTGTAACAGCAACAGCACCCATTGTGGTCTGTAACAATACAGTACATTCGTGTGCAAGTGTGTTGGCAAGGTCGAGGAATTTTAATTTCTTATCAAGTTTGTCAAGCAAGGCACAATCTTGCCTGTTGTACTCAATAAACTTTTTAAAATCATTATTGTACAGTTGATCCAGTGTGCCTTCATAGACAGTCTTAGATTCACCTATCTCCATTTCTCCAATGGCATCCAATCTGTAAGAGTGACGTTCTTCATAGGTGTACTTTCGGTACAGCTCGAGACTGTCCAAATGAACGCGACCAACCAAGTCATAAGTAACAGCCGCTTTTCCATATTTTTCGTACTCCCGTTTCTTTGGAAATTGATCCCAAAGGCAAAATCGTCTTGTGTCTTCTTTGCTTAACACCTTTGTTACTCTATTTACAGTATATGGAATATCAAAACCTTCACTATTCCACCCACTTAAAATATCTGCATCTTCAATGATATCTAAAAAGGCATTGAGCATTTCTCCCTCAGTTTCAAATAATATTGTATTTGGGAAGTCTTTAACCTGCTCAACTGCTTCTGCCATTGTAAGAGTTTTCGGAGGAACAGCAAAACACACAAGGGTGTCTAACCATTGTAGGTGAACAGCGATTGCAGTAATTGGCATAAAAGCATTCTCTGGAGTGCTATAGCCACGTTCTGGATCAAAGTCCACCTCAATGTCAAACCATGCTACATTTAGTTTAGGTGCATCTTTGCCTAGATAATTTTCTTCTAGATTTCGAAATATTGGATTGATATCACTTTCATACAGACTGTGACTGCTGTGTATCTTCTTTTCCTTCATGAACTCTTTATAGCTCTTAGAAGTAACCTTGTTAAGATTTTCGCCGTAGATAGATTTATATTTGCCCCGTTGATCGGGGTAATAGAAAAGATAACGTGCGGGGTATTCTTGGAAGATCCTGCCTTTTTTAGGATCCCGTTCGACAACATAGATGATGTCTTTATCACGATTCCAGATCGCGTCTACATAACTCATATTTTTCTCCTACCGCTTATGGCCGGCAACCTTCTTTGTGATCATTTGTAGCTGATCAAACTGTAATTTAAAATAATATTTATTGAGAACCGACGAGCATCCTAATCAATCCGATTGAATCGATTGTGGTAAGCAACATGTAATTAGCCAGCATACCAAAGGAACGCCTACTATAAGCACACCAAGCGTATATAGCACAACCTGTAATCCAAATGGGGTACAAGATGAGAAGAGGAGGAGTAGGCACGGTTGAGGCCATAGTGATAGCACAGCCAATAGATATAGCCCAAGCAAGGACCTCAAGACAAAAACGAAATCGATCGCTTTTGTAATCGTCTCGGATCCAATTGAATGTTCCGCTGAATATTTCATTCATTATTCTTCCTTACGGAAACTATGTCCACTAATATCAACAATGGTTTCAAGATCATCAAATTCACGGAACACTTGATCCCATGTATCTTTCTGTGCAATCTTAATTGCTTTTTTAATAACACTAGGCTTGACTTCTAGTTCTTCTGCTACTGCTTTAATTGTTTCGTTCAGTCCTTCTGTAAGGTCTTGAATCTCTTGCATGACAGTCATGCCTTCTGCAACAATTTGTTTAATCTTTGCTTGTTCTGGTGCGCCAAATGCTTTGCCCATGTATATCTCCTGTAAGCGTTAATTATACATGAATGTTTTTAAAATGTCAATGATTTTATAACCTTGTATTCACAATATCCCAATTAATAATACGCCATATATTTTCTAAATATGACTTTTTATCGCTTTGGTAATCTAATGCCCAGGCGTGTTCCCACCAATCAATTCCTGACTCATTCTGTATAAAGCGTTCAACTCATCCATCAGAATCTTGCCTGCTTGTTTAGCATCACCGGTATGTTTCATAACTCGATAAGCAGTGTCAACAGCATTTAACATTTGTTCTTTGCTGGGTATCCACCCTTTACCAATATTGGCAAAAAGTTTCATCATCTTTGGCAAGGTCTTTATCAAATGTGCTCGGTATTCTTCTGCGTCATCGTTAAAGTTTTCATCTATTGAGTCTCTATAAGGCCGTACCCATTCAAATCTTGTGTCAGCAGGTATCCATTTGATGCCCAGCCCTTTGTTGCCCTTGGCAGGATCCATATCTACCAGCAACCAGTTTTTTTCATCACTGAATGGCACAGTGTGTGCTTTTTTCAAGATACGAATAATTTTGCCCGAGTCTGCAATCTTGCCCATCATGGCCGTTTCAGCAACAAAGTTTTCATTATTAGGTTGACGTGCTTTATATAAAGCAGCCGTGGCCATTTGATCTTTCTTTTCAGGGGTCTTGTTTTTAAACTGATGATACTGATTTGGATTGGCAGTTTGGAAACGGTCTTTCCAATAGTCCAACGGCATATCAGGTTTTAGTTTTGGTTGCGGTCCAATTTTTTTAGCAGGAGCCTGTGCTGGATCAACAGCAGGGTCTTGAGGCTCCTGCTCACTTACTTTTTTGCAAGTTCCTCAACTTGGGCTCTCAATGATTCAAAGTATGGGTCTACGCTTTCCGATGGATTCTCACCAGTCTCGTGTACCGTTGCATTCTTGCCTTTGGCCTGCAAGCTTCTAGCAATATTCTGTGCCTGACGTTGATCGGCAAAAACTTTCCAAGTACGGCCGTCGATTGCTACTGCATAGTTATTACGCTCATGACCTAATTCGTGATCCATCTCTCTGCGCTTGAAGTCTCTCTTGCTTTGATCCATTTGATCTTGTTGATATCGATCATAGTCATTTGGGCTCATTGTGTCTGGATTACGACTACCGTATCTTCCAAAAGATTCTACCTGGGGATTAATGCCTTGTTCTTTTTGACTTTGTAGATAATCCTC